ATGGAGAATAACAAAATAAAAGATAAGATAGATGAGCTTGTTGAAAGTCTTAACCGCGCGTCAAAAGCCTACTACAACGGTGCAGATGAAATAATGCCAAACTACGAGTGGGATGCACTGTTTGATGAACTTACACAGCTTGAGGAAAAAACAGGATATATCCGTCCGGACAGTCCGACACATAATGCAGGCTATGAGGCAGAGGCAGGAAATCGTGAGCCACATGAGTATCCGGCACTTTCACTTGCAAAGACAAAGAGTATTGAGGAGCTTAAGAAATGGGCAGGTGATATGCCAATCTGGCTTTCATGGAAGCTTGACGGACTGACACTCGTGCTCACATATGACGGTGGCAGGCTTGTGAAAATACTGACGAGAGGAAATGGAACTGTAGGAAGTAACATCACCTTTTTGCAGGATGCCATAAGCGGCTTCCCAAAGGAGATACCATACAAGGGACATATGGTTGTAAGAGGGGAAGCGACAATTTCCTACACGGATTTTAAACTGTTAAATGATACAATCGAGGACGATGATGAGAAATATGCCAATCCAAGGAACCTTGCCTCCGGTACATTAAATCTCGATGATGTGGAAGAAGTGAAGCGCAGACATGTAGTGTTTTATGCGTTTACACTCGTGCATATAGATGATGATATCATATCATGGGGGGATAGAATGAGCTATCTTAGTGATATGAAATTCAATGTTGTCAAAAGGGAGGCAACAGATGCGGCACGCCTTGAGGAGGCTGTAAAACGCTGGACAAGGGATGTCGAGAGTGGCAGGATGGATGTGCCTGTGGACGGGCTTGTCATATGCTATGATGACACTGCCTACGCTGCAGGTGGAAGCATCACGGGACATCATGCTACGAGAGCCGGCTTTGCTTTCAAGTGGCAGGATGAGGCTGTAGATACGAGACTTCGTTATATTGAATGGTCGTGTGCGGTTTCGACAATATCGCCGGTGGCTGTTTTTGAGCCGGTGCAGATAGAGGGTACGACGGTTTCGAGAGCTTCACTTTGTAATCTGACTGAAATAGAAAGGCTTGGAGTGGGAAAAGAGTGTACCCTTTCCGTGATAAAAGCCAACAAGATTATTCCAAAATGCATAGCTGTAAAGGATGCGGTGGGAGCAGTTGAGATACCGAAGGAATGTCCGGTGTGTCATCATCCGACACGCATATTTGTAAGTAAAAACAGCGGTGTGAAGACGCTGCATTGTACAAATCCTGACTGTACAGCCAAGAATGTTAAAAAGTTTTCAAGATTTGTCAGCAAAAGCGGAATGGATATAGATGGACTTTCGGTACAGACAATGCTAAAATTTATAAATGAGGGATTCATAAAACAGTTCCCTGACATATACCATCTGCCCGAGCATTTTGACAAGATAAGCAGCATGGAAGGTTTTGGAGAAAAATCATGCATGAATATGCAGACTGCCATCGAAAAAAGCAGACATGTCCATCCGGTCAATCTGATATTTGCACTCTGTATACCTCTTATAGGTACCGATGCAGGCAAGAAGATTGTCAACGCAATAGGTTTTGATGGCTTTGCGGACAGAATGAGAAATGCCACAGATTTTGTGGATATAGACGGTATAGGCCAGGAAAAGTCAGGCTCCATACTTGAATGGTATGCAAATCAAAAAAACAGCGCGATGTTTGAAGCACTGATTAAGGAGCTTGACATAGAAAAGGTCGATATAAAGGATATGTCTGAGGGAAGCTTAAACGGCAAGACTTTTGTTATCACAGGCGATGTGCATGATTTTGCCAACAGAAGCGAGTTTAAGGCCTATGTGGAGTCACAGGGCGGCAAGGTGACAGGAAGCGTGTCAAAAAAGACAGACTATCTGGTAAACAACGACACTGAATCTACTTCATCAAAAAATAAAAAAGCAAAAGAATTAGGAATACCTATCATCTCGGAGGATACATTTATAGAGATGTTTGGGCGTTAGAAAAGAGGTTATAAAATGCCTATAAAGACACAAAATGATTTACCTGTAAAGGAAATACTTGAGAGAGAAAATATATTTGTGATGGACGAAAACAGGGCATCACATCAGAATATCAGACAGCTGGAGATTGCGATTGTAAATCTCATGCCGCTTAAGGAGGATACTGAGCTTCAGATACTGCGCTCATTGTCAAATACTCCGATACAGGTCAATGTGACTTTTGTAGCTACTTCGACTCACGAGGCTACTCACACGTCACTCAGCCATCTGAATAAGTTTTACGAGACCTTTGATGATATAAAGGACAGATACTTTGATGGATTGATTATCACAGGAGCGCCTGTTGAGCTAATGGAATATGAGGAGGTAGACTACTGGGACGAAATATGTAAGATAATGGAGTGGAGCAAGACACATGCTTTCTCCACACTTCATCTGTGCTGGGGTGCACAGGCAGGATTATATTATCACTACGGCATACCAAAGCGTGTGCTTCCAAAGAAGAAATTTGGTGTGTATGCGCACCGTGTAAAGAACAGAAAAATCCCACTTGTCAGAGGCTTCGATGATGTGTTTTACGCACCACACTCAAGGCATACCGAGGTCTTAAAGGAGGATATATTAAAGCATCCTGAGCTTACCATACTTGCGGAGTCGGATGATGCCGGAGTATTCCTTCTGATGGATCAGGACGGTAAAAAGATTTTTGTGATGGGACATCCTGAGTATGACAGATATACTCTTCACAATGAGTACGAGAGGGATAAGAAAAAGGGACTTGATATAGATATGCCGGTGAACTACTATCCGGATAATGATGATACACAAAAGCCGCTTTTACAGTGGCGGTCGCACGGCAATATACTTTATTCCAACTGGCTTAATTATTATGTATATCAAGGAGTGCCATACGATTTCGTAAATAACGGCGCAATCCTAGGAAAACAAAGGGTCTGCGGAGCTTTCGTAAAATCGTAAAAAATATAAAATTCTATGTATTTTAATGCATTTTAATGCGAAAAGTGTGTAGTAACTGTGTAGTAACCACCCCAAAAAGTGTGTAGTAAAAATTGTATATAGAAAAGCCATTATATGACACAAATATGAGAAGAACATGGAAATGCTCTTCTCTTTTTTTATGCCACAATTTAGGCATAAGGAGATGATGTTATGTTTGACGATGAAGTAAGAGAACAAATATTTGCTAAAAGCGAGTTACAGAAAATCGACCTAATGACATTATCCCTTGTCATTAAAGCGATAGAGGAAGTTTTGGAGGAAAACAAAGATGAACATGCCGTATCAGCAACCAATGATAAATTATACACCTAATTATGGAGCGTATCAGTACAACCCAATGGCGAGCTATCAGAGATACCAACAGCCCGAACCGACACAAGGCATAAGTGGCAGAGTAGTACAGGCAGTTGAGACTATCAATCCCAACGAGGTGCCAATGGATGGCAGTGTAGCATTTTTCCCAAAACAGGATTTAACGGAGATATACGCTAAGAGCTGGAACACTGACGGAACAATACGCACATTGACTTTTAAGCCGGTTTTGAATGATAAGACAGACATTTTATCGAATGACACGGAAAAGCTTGAATTTGACCTATCAGAGAAAGCCACAGAGGACATTATGGCAAAGCTCAACGAACTATCTGAGAAGATTGAGCAATTATCTTTAGGAGCACAAAGAAAAACTCCACGAACACAAAGTAAGGAGAGTGAAAAAGCATGAATGTAATGGGAATGGTACAACAGATGATGAGCAATAATCGCGTAATGGGAAATCCAATGATTCAGAATGCAATGAGCATGGCTCAAAGCAGAAACAGCAAGGGAATCGAGCAAATGGCAAGGAACCTATGCAAGGAAAAAGGCATTAATCCTGATGATGTAATGAAGCAGATTAGAGGTAATTTTGGGATATAGCATATGAGAGAACGTGCGCACGGCTCTTTATGAAATAAATTTTGGAGGTAAAACAGATGTTCAACACAGGAAATTGTCCAAGCGTACCTATTGTGGCGAATTTGGACGGAAGCAACGGAAATAACTGGAATGACGGCTCATGGCTTTGGTTCCTTATCGTAGTATTTGCGATATTTGGGGGCTGGGGTAACGGCTTTGGTGGTTTCGGTGGCACTAATGGTGGTGTCGGCAGTGAAATTCAGAGAGGTTTTGACAATCAGGCAGTTATCAGCAAGTTAGATGGCATTTCCAACGGACTTTGTGACGGCTTTTATGCCATGAACAGCAGTATGCTCACAGGTCTTAATGGTATTAACACAAATATCATGCAGACCGGCTACGGCATACAACAGGCGGTAAACGCTGACACAGTTGCTAATATGCAGAATACCAATGCTTTACAGTCACAGCTTGCTAACTGCTGCTGCGAGACAAGAGAAGCCATCCAAGGTGTAAACTACAACATGGCTACTAACACTTGTGCTTTACAGAACACAATGAACAATAATACAAGAGATATTATTGACAGCCAGCAGGCAGGAACAAGAGCAATTCTTGACTTCCTGACAAATGACAAGATTGCAACCTTACAGGCAGAGAATAACGATTTGAGAAGAGCAGCTTCACAGGATAGACAGAACGCACTTCTGACTACTACAATGGCAGCGCAGACAAATCAGATTATTGATGCAGTAAGACCTACACCGGTACCATCATTCCCGGCTTCTAACCTTTATGGTTATGCATATGGCTGTGGTTGCAATACCGGCTGTAATTGCTAAAAATGAATAATTGAGTATCTTAATTGAGTTTAACTCAATCTAAACCGATTAAAAATCATTTTTAGTCGAGGCTTAGTCCAAGTTTAGTCGAGAGTTAGTCGAGATTATGTCTGCTAAGCAGTATTACTTATAACCCAAGGGCAGACTATAATGTTTGCCCTTATTTTGTGAAAGAGAGGTAAAGATAATGGAAATAACAGGAATTGCATTACAGACTGTTTCGGCCGGAGAAGATGTGGCATTTACAGAAACACCGGTATGTGGAACTAAATGTATAGTTCACAGACAGGGTAGCGGAATTATCAAGTTAAGAGGTATTACAAATCAGTGCAAGGCTAGATTTTTAGTATCTTATAGTGGCAACATTCAGATACCTACAGGCGGTACAGTTGGAGCTATATCACTTGCCATTGCAGTAGACGGAGAGCCTTTACAGTCAACACGAATGATAGTTACACCGGCAGCAGTACAAAATTTATTTAACGTTTCGGCTCAGGCATACGTTGATGTACCTTGTGGCTGTTGCAGTACTGTAGCGGTGCAGAATACATCGACACAGGCTATTGAAGTACAGAATAGTAACTTAATTGCTGTTCGTGAAGCGTAGGGGGGTGAGAGTATGCACATTGAAAGAATGCACAAAATGCAAGAGTGTCTTACAGAGAAAGCTGTCAGCGAGTTTGAAAAGGGCATTGAAAATGTTGACACTTCTGAAATGGGTGAGGTCGTGGATATGATAAAAGACCTTGCAGAAGCTGAGTATCATTCAATAATTTCCAAGGCTATGAAAAAGGCCGATGAAGAGGAAGAAGAGTACGACAAAGAACTCCTAAGAAGTCTTAAGGCAGAATATGGCGAAGAAAGTGGTAGAAGATACTACGACCACTATCGCTATGCAAATGGCAGACTTGCCCCTAAAGGTCATGGAATACGCAGAGGATATGAGGAACCGCCATATTATCACATGCCGGTAAACTACAACGACATGGAGTATATGCGTGACATGGATAAGAGCCGAGGCAAGATGTACTACTCTGAACCGATTGCACCACATGTGAGTGAAAGCAATTATGACAGAGCAAAGAGACATTATACCGAGACAAAGGAAATGCACAAAGGAGCTTCTACAGAGGATAAAGAGCATAAAATGAAAGCCCTTGACATGTACATCCGTGAATTAAGCGGAGACATATCGGAGCTTCTGAATGACATGACACCCGATGAACGCAACCTTTTGCGCACCAAAATGAGCAATCTTGCGTCAAAACTGTAATTATTAAGGCTATGGGTAGTAATGCTCATAGCCTGTTTTTCGCACATTGATAACTGAATATTGGCTAGTGAAAAATATTTTAAAATAATGCTTGACAATATGGTGTGACATAAATATAATAAAGGTGTGACAAGAAAGGAAGTGATGTTTATGTCACCAGCAGGCAGACCTAAAGTTGGCAATCCGAAATCAAGCAGATTTAGTATCAGACTTGATGAGGAAACAGAAAGAAAGCTGAAAGCCTATTGTGAACAGCACAATTTTACAAAAGGTGAAGCCATCAGAAGAGGAATACATTTACTTTTAGATAAAACGGAGGCTATTCATGAAAAGACAAAAAATAGGAACTTTTAACAACCTTAAAAATGGAGATTTGATAATCAGCCCCATTGATAATGAGGTCACTCAATATTATATAGATAAAGACGGAATAAAGTATTTATCTAGCAAGAACTCATTGTTTGGCATATTTCAATTTGATGCCGAAGATTTTTATTTTTATAATGGGGAAAAGAAATGTGGAGAAATAGATAAACACTATTTTCTCTAGTAAAAAGCCACTAGCTGATATTCGGTTAGTGGCTTTTGCTTTATTCAGAAAGGAGTATACAGGTGTTTATTAATGTTAATGATATATTGTGGCACATACAATTTAAAAAGCCCACATCAAGCGAATTAAGGCGGTCTGACGGCACTATAAGTTTAGGAGTAACCGACAACACAACCAAGACAGTAACGATAGCTGATAATGTGTCTGATTACATGGCCGACAAGATACTATGCCACGAGCTAGTGCATGTGTACTCATTCTCATACGGCTGTGACATTGACATAGAAACAGAGGAAATAATCGCAGACTTTATGAGCTTGTACGGACGGAATATTGTATATACAGCTGACAAAATATTTAATTTATTGGAGCAAAAATATGGATAAAATAGACAGACTATTAGAATACATACACCGGACTAATCCGGAAATGACACGGCAGAAATTGATTGAGAAACTAGGAGAGAGTGACTACAGCGCCAAGAGCATTTATTTTTTGGCGATTCAAAATTCAAAAAAATCCTAAAATATTTTGATACCCCCCTACCTTTGACTTTTTTGATTTCAAAAATCCGTCTGCAAAATTTTGCAAAAACTTGTCGAAAACTTGCAAAGAACTCGCACCACACTTTAATTGAATAAAGTTTTCTGAAAATTCAAACATTTTACGTGAGTTGGTGCGCCCGGCTCGTAACATGTCACATCCGGCACGGATTGACGGCTTGCAATGCTATAATTATATTTTTAGGCATTGTAAACGGCTTGTTTTACGGCTTATTTTAGCGCACTTGATAAAATCCATGTTAGCACGCTTTAAAGCCCTTAAAACGTCAAATACACTGCTTTAAATGTGTATATCATAAAATCATAGAATATTTTTATTAATTTGTCAATGTACTACACCCGGACTTATAGCCGGATAACTTGCGACAGTTTCAACGGCTGCACGCTTGATTTTTTGGCACAACAAAAAGGGATACAGAATATCCCTAATAATAACGTGTGATATATTTTCCAGCTTGATAGTCGCAAAACAATGTGGCTGGGTGAACGTGCGCGCGCTTTTCTACGACTTGCAGCCATTCGCCGGACCTTTGAACTGTAATTTTAAGCTCGTGTGACTCCATCCATTCTATGCAGTCGTATTTGATATAGCTAAAATCACTTATTTTTGACATTTCATAGCCCAGCGCCTGAACACGCTTATATATTTCCTTTTTCCCCAAATACTCATAATTAGACATAATACACCCCCTATCTATAACAAGCCTTAATTATTGGGCTTATATAGTTTTTATGGTTTAGGTAGTTATTAAAAGCCGCCCGGCGGTATTCCTTGCCACTAATAAGCGCGGTAATATCGTCACATGCGCCCGACTCTGCGACAGTTCTAAAAATATCTGTTATCGCTTTGCGTGTGGCGCGCTCGCTTGCTTGATATTCCGGCGCGCTCTTGTATTTGCCATTGTAGCGTGCTCTAATTTCCATTTCTACAGCGTCAAGCGTGGTTAGTTCGTTATCGTTCATCCATCAACCCTCTTTTCTGTTTTGGTACATGGTTTATAAACTGTTTTTTGACCTTTTCGCGGTCTGTCGTGCGTTAATCTGTTTTGGTAACGCAAAGCACCTATAAGGGCACACAATTATTTGTCCAGGCGTTGCACCTCTTGAGCCTGATGCAAATATAAAGGCATTTGCAAAACCTCTTGGCGCGATTATTTACCGGACGCGCGGACGGAGTACAATATATACAGCCGTAAAGCTGTATAAAAGCACCTATAAATTAAATACATTAAATTGATAATATAAGACCTGAAAGCCTTATATATAAAGCTAATAGCCGGAATTGCACCGGCTGGAACCCACAGCAAGCAAAAAGGGCGGATTTACTCCGCCTTAAATGCTTTTATTCTTCCAGTAAATCTTCGCGCAAAAATACAAAACCTTTAAGAGTTCCTGAACCAATCGCCACATCATCAATACCACAGTCAAACTCGCATTCGTGCCGTTCTTGCAGGTCGTGCATTCTTTCAAAATTGTCATTTGTAAAAGCATTCTCGAAGTTATACATAACAATATCATCCGAATCACATTTTTTTAATTCCTCAATCAATTCTTTAACTTTCATAAATTATTTTATACCTCCATAAAGTAATTTTTCGGAGCGATTTTTTCAATAAACCATTCCGCAGACATTCCATTTTTTAATTGTTCCATATTTTCAAAAATCCGTAAAGCCATTTCTTGTGCTTCTTTCTGTTCATAGCCTTTTTTCATAATCATTTTACTCGCCTTTATAATATTGTTATATGTCTTCCTTTTCATTTTGTCCACCTCTCTAATAAAAAAATAAAAACAAACCGCCATACCCAATAATTAGGCATGATACAAAAAGCCCGAAAGCCTTTAAAAGCTCGATAAAATCTCTCATATTGTGCCCCCCTTAATATGCTAATTGTTTGCCACAAATCGGGCAAAATTTGATAGATTGCATTGCAGCGTGTCCTTTTATGGTCTGACAAAAACTAACACTCATGTCATGCCTGTATATCTCCGGCATAAACTCAAGTAAACGAGTACCGCCCGGCGCGTATTCATCACAAACATGGTAAAAACCTTCTTCACTGTCTTTACTTTTATAGAATTTTGCGCCACTGTCTACAGTTTCATAATTCTTAAAATCAATCCTTGATTTGTTCATTTTCTCCACCTCTTTAATATAAAGCCGGTAAATTTGCACCGGCTTAAATGCTAATTACTCGTTGTCGTCATCGTCTTTCCAACTTGCCGGAACTCCGTCCCAAGCTGTGCCAAAATGTGTTACACCTAAAATATAAAGGTCTAAAGGCTCGCAATGATAAACGAGTTCGTTAGTATATTCGCTCAATCTCTCGGCGTCGCTGTCGTTGATGATAAAATACTGAAATACTTCTAAGTAACAATCGTCCTCTTCGTTGTAGTCGGTACCACAATAAATATCAAAATCAAAACCGTTTGAGATTAAAGCTGGCATGATGTCATTATTTAATATTAAATCGTCACAACAAAACTCAATCATTGACTTATAATCTTTTCTTGTCTCTTTTAATGTCTCTAATACTTCTTTGCTCATGGTTTACACCTTTTCCCACGTATGTTATAATATACGCGCCTTTCATAATATTTTGTTTGGTGCTCATCGTGTAACTTTGGACGGCTGCGCGATGAGCTTTTTTATTTTGTTCCTTGCCTTTCGACTTGACTAAAGTATATCAAAATGTAAGGCACAAAACAATTGACAAAATACACAAAATGTAAGGCACAAAACAGTAAAACTATTATACAATATATACAAGGCACAAAAATATTTAAAACGCTATTATATAGAAGCAATTATTATCACTTGACTTACAAGGCACAAAAATATATAATGGATGTAACTATATAAACGAAAGAGGTGTAAAACATATGGAATATAAGACCACGGAAGCGCGCAGAAAAGCCAATTATAAATATGATGATAAATTTGAGCGTGTAAACTGTCGCTTTGCTAAAGGTACAAAAGACAGAATTAAAGCCCTAAAATACAGCGCTAACGATTTTATCAAATTAGCTGTAGCGGAAAAATTAGAACGTGAAGAAAAAATATTGAAATAAGGCACAAAAAGTAGTTGACATACAAGGCACAAAATGTTATAGTTATGTCGTAGCAAATAAACAGTTTAATTAATGAGGTGGGAAAATGAAAAGAAATGATTTTAAAAAAATTATAAAGTTGCGCAGCCGATGGAAATTAACAGGAGATAATTATAAATTGCCAAGTGGTGATTCAATTTCGGTTTATATTCAAAAATTGGTAGAGTCACAGTTAGAAATTGACCAATTAGCAGTTCTCAAAAATGGCGATTTAGCTTTTTCCACCGGAGGAGAGTGGAACGACCAGGCAAAAGAGTTTGAGGATTACAAGTTAATGCCGGATTACAAAGAGAATGAGACTTGTGATTTTTACGAAATGGAGAAGCGTATAAAAGTACTTGCTTGTGAAATTGTTTTAACAGTATAAAATATCTAAGGAGGTATAAAGAATATGAGAATAACGCAAGAAAAAATGGACGCTATAGCTGTCCTGATGGACGATGAGACACGAGAAAAAGTTCATCGTGAATTGGCCCCGTGCGAGCCGATAGAGTTTTTAAAACGCTACTGCGAATTGGAGCCAAGTTTTGAAACAGTGCTAAAAAATGAATTTGGCATTGAAATTTAAAAATTGAATATTGAGCTTTCAAAAAGTCGGTTTTTGTGACCGGCTTTTTATTATATAATATAATTAATATATATGTGTGTAATGTGGTATATATTAATCAATACAGTTATTGTTATATACCCAATAGCTCTATGTATTGACAAAATAAGTATATTTGATTATTATTATTTTAATTAAATTAATAAGCAGATGCCGGTTCGCCTGTGCCACTTGGAATTGTTCCAGGTGGTGCGGGCTTTTTTATTTTATGATTTTGAGGTGCTAAAATGGAAAAAATTAAAGGAAATATAACTAAACATTTAATTGCCGATTTTGGCACTTTTCAGCTTTACCGCGAGGACTTCGAGAGGGCTATAGAACAGGCTTGCCAGGAGTTACAAATTGATGACTTGAAAAGCGAGGGGCAAAGACCTTGGAAAGCTGTTTGTAAAAGAGTCGGAGAGATTATATTCAATGACAATAGTATTTTAAAGGATAAACAATTATATGATAATCCATATATACCTACTAACTACAATAGATATAATTATAATATATTAAACTGTATATGTGATGAGTATATATATTTTAGTGATATATATAATAAACTATGTAGTACTGTGGCATTTAGTAGTTGGTGCAATATAGATTGTGGCGTTATAGATAATTGGAGACTAAACAAAGAATCAAGCCCTATCAGTTACGAGATTTGGAAAAAATTGCAAGGAATCCGTAAAGATTGTATCAAGGATAGAGCATACGACAATAAATCCCCTGTCGGTGCTATGTTCGTTGGCAATAATGAGTTTGGCATGAATCAGCCGGGAATCGGCTACGAAGCTACACAAGCGAGAGCTTTAAGCGCCAACGAATTACCACAGTTAGACGGTGCAAATAGTCAGAATATTAAAGCATTATCAGGTGATAACATGGTTGATAATGCCAAGTAATTGTATATACAACATACACAATTCTAAGTCCTTGATTTATAAGGCTTTGCAGACTATTTAATTATTACAACTATGCACAAAACAGTTGTTTAGCGAAGAGTTGAAAGCATAGAATTAAATTGTACATGCAATAGATACAATTTAAAATGCTTGATGTTTGAGAGCCGAGCAATGCACATATTGGGTGCCCTGGGGGTGTATATGAAAAGCGACAAACCGCCCCACTTAGCCCCCAAAATATCCGCCAAAACAAAAAGGCCTTTACTCATACCTTAACCTCGCCAAGCAGTATTTATTATTATAACATAAGTTATATATTAATTAAACAACATACACAATAATAATATATATACAGACAACTATGATTAAATATTAGTTATATATAATATATAACAGTAAAGGAGCTAACAGTGATGAAATTAACAGGATTTGAAACCAACAAAATTAATTCCGATATGGTAAATCACCCTAGCCACTATAACTTGCCTAATCGTAAAGAGTGCATTGATGAAATGATTGACATTTACGGGCTTAAGGATGTGGCTAAATGGTGTGAAATTACTGCATACAAGTATAAATATCGTGCCGGACATAAAGGCTCTGTAACTGAGGATATGAGTAAGGCTGCATGGTACACAATTAAGGCTCATGAGCTTAAATCTAAGCGCAAATGGAAGATTTTCGACAAGATTGTTTATAAATTCATGCCAATGTTTCTTAAGGGCCTGTATACATGGATAATTTTATTTTGTATGTTTTACGGAATACTCTTTTCTGACCGATGCTCAATGGTAGTCTCAATAGTGTTTTTAGTTCTTGCGTGCATAGCTGAGGCAGTATTGAAAGAAAATAAAGACGATTAGATTTTGAGGTGTAAATCATGTTTGTACTAAAAATTGCAACAACAGTATGGCTGACATTAATTGCGCTTGGAATGACAAGTGCCACATTAAACGAAAAAGAGACAGTTAGCTCGAGACTTTTCGGCGCTGCGGTAATGCTCGGTCAAATACTTGCCATAGCATTCATGTGGCAATAAATATAGGGCATTCGCCAAGCGGTAAGGCACAGGATTTTGATTCCTGCATTCGTTGGTTCAAATCCAACATGCCCAATGTCGGGGTTTACTTGGTTCCCCGACATTGGGCTTAGTAGTTCCTTTCACCCTCATAGTGGAAAGCTGTTAAGAGCCGTCACAAGGCTCGTGAGGGTTAATCGTGTATAATCCCACAATGCACGAGCGTGAAAACCAACCTGTCGTAAAGACACCTGTAATAGGCAGAGTAGACATATATACCCCCTTTAATTGTTAAACTAGGGCAACTCAAATCATATGAGTCTTAGGTGAGGTGCAATTCCTCACATGTCCTTTGCTGTAGGTTTCTTAGTTCTTTTCCTACAGCACATACAAATTTATATCTCCGGAGGGTGTAGCCACTCCTTAGACTTCACCCTCATTAACGGCATGTAGCTCAGTGGTAGAGCAGTCGGCTATTAACTGATTTGTCGTGGGTTCGATTCCCAACCTTGCCGATTATTGATGTGTGGCGAAATGGGTAAACGCTATTGCCGTAAGATAATTCGTTGAAACCGGCAACTTAGATGACGAGAGTCGCGACAATCATGCGTGGTTCAAATCCACACCACATCAATCATACGTCAGTTTAGTGCGAGCTGTTATATCTTGAATAGCGGTTGCGTAACGCTGATGGTCTGCAATATAGCAGTTTCGGAAAAATAAAAGAAAACACACAAAAACAAGTTGCTAGTAGGTACGCGCGACTGAAAGCAATGGGGTGAGACACTTCAAAATTCTGTAATGTGTTTTGATGAGCCTTTTGATGGAGTGTATCTTGCCTTTTCGGATAGTAGTTCAGTTGGAAGAACAACCACTGCAATAGCAGTAATTGAGGGAGTCACAGGTTCGAGTCCTGTCTATCCGATTACAACAAACTAGGTTAGCTACCGAAAAGCACAAGCCTTAGTGCCTGTTTGTTGTTTTGTTAATAAGGCTATTATCAGAAAGGCAGGTAATAAACATGCTATCAGAAAATGAAATCCAAACAAAAGTTAATTTCTTATCATCAGCAAGGTGCAATCACACGTTCCATAAATACATTGACATAACAGGTGACTTGATAGAGGGAACACTTTTATCAAGGATTTTATATTGGTTTGCGCCAAGCAAAGACAATAAGAGCAAAGTTAAGATATACAAGGACGGCGAATATTGGATTGCAAAGCAAAGAAAAGATTGGTGGGAAGAAATACGGATTACTGAAAGACAGTATGATAAAGCGATTAAATCGTTGGTGAAAAAGAAATTTGTAATTACAGCAAAATACAAATTCAACTCAATGCCGACTATACATATAAGACCTAATTATGATGTTATCAACGCAGAAGTTAAAAAATGGGAAGAAAATATCAGACAAGAGGTTATAGCAGAAGATAGAGGACAGGAATTACATAAACAGGCAGACGGGAATGACACAAAATGTAATTCCCAAGGGAATAACGCAAAGTGTAATTCGGGAATGCCACAAGGTGTAACTCTTTTAACAGGGATTACTAATAATGATTACCTTAACACTAATTACGAAACATTAAATACTAAAAGTAATTCTCTTAACAGAGAACAGTGTAATTCTTTTTCACCTAAAGATAAAAAAGTGAAAGAGTTTAAGCCGATAAGCGAATACTCTCAAAAAGATTGGGAAGTTGCCGAAGAAAGAATGGTAAACAGAGCTGGTAAGATAGCCTATGATTGGACTAACGATGAAACACTTAAAGAAAATGTAAAGTTATTCTTTGAATACTTCCTAGGCAAGCATAGAGAATACACCGGAGAATATCACTATCCATTAACAGACAAGGTTTTATCAAGAGTGGTAGACAGTTTAACAAAAGAAACTGAAATAGAGCGTGACGGATATACGGACAATTATTACTCAACGATAAGCAACATGAAAGATAATACAGACTACAAGATGTTAGTTGATGAATATTTCAATACAAAGTTTTCAACACAATGCGATTACAGCTTGGCACATTTTTCTTCTGAAAAAGTTTTGACCAACATTATGAACCATGTTTGTAAGAGCAGTTGGTGTGAAAGCAAAGAGTGGTAGGAGGTATTCACTATGAGTTCATATAAAGATTTACAGACTAAAATTTTTGAGAGAGATAATTACACTTGCCAATATTGTGGAAAAAGCAGTAGAGAATACAGGGCATTGGTGATGGCACACATAAGAACGGCTTCATTGTGTGGAGATGATAGAGAAAGCAATTTAATTACATTATGCAGACATTGCTACAGCCATATTTCAAACAATGAGATTAGAGCAAAGTTTGAAACAAAGGAAAATGCGGATTATTTTTGGGGGTTATATCACGAAAAAGTCAAAGGCTATTGCTATTACACCAACTATATCAGAAAAGTATTTACTGAAAATGGTGTAATTATGACAAGACCGCAAATAGATAGATATGTCAATGTATACATCAAAAATGACAGCGACTTTGATAATTTTAAAACAGAGCTAAAAGAAATCGGCTGTGAAAATATGAAGTATAAAATGCACAGAGAGATGGCAAAACACAAACATCAAATTGAAAAGCAAAAAATGGAGGTATAAATATGGCAAAAGGAGTTAAAACACGAAATATCGACTCATTCCGAGAGGGATTGATGGAATACGCATATGGCAGATGTTCACAGGCAGAAGCAGCAAAGATAGCCGGTATGAGCGTACCAACATTTAGGAAGTACGCAAATATGCATTTTTTAGGCATTCCATTTCCTGACACACTGTTTAAGGCAAAGGAGAAATAATGATTAAGAAAATTGTTGATTGTTGGATAAGATATAAGACAAAGAATCTTACAAGGATACCGCTTTTTACGATGGTGTTTAATTACCGCAAGTATAAAGCGGACTGCAAGAAAGATAGTTGCATGTTTTATGCACACCCTAATATTGCAAAAGATGAATTTGTAAAAAGCAAATTACAGGAAGTTGTTGACTATATCAGAGATAACTATGATTTGGATATATTTACAAAGATTTGAGGTGCGGTATGAAAGATTGCTCAATTTGCAAATATTGTGATGAAGATTTTGTTTTTGATGAGGAAATAGGAGAAGAATATCCGGTTTATAATTGTCAAAAAGGAAATGATACATCACTTGACTGCGAGTGCAAGGATTTTAAGAAATACAGGCCTCGAAAATATAAAGAGAAAAATACCGAATGCGATATATGCGAATACAGAGAAAAATGTGCAAAATATAGTTCCGGGATAGACTGTACAGCCAACATGGATATAAAAACGCATATTATTTATCCACAAGACAAATGTATTAAAAAACAAAAGAACTAGGCACTGAGATATTGAAAACTATTTCAAAGAATATGGGATTGAGGCGTAATATGTGCGAGTTTTGTTGCAAAATAGGAAAATTGGAAAAAATCAAGCAAGGAGCTTTTAGAGGCGGATATTATCCCGAAAAAAATGAAACACAAATTGTTGAATTTAAAAATGCATTTCATTTATTTTTCGGATGTAGTGACCCTTTTATGTCTGGAATTGAAATCGAAGATATAAAATTTTGCCCTATCTGCGGTAGAAAGTTGGTGGAAGAATGAAACCATTAGAAGAAATATTTTTTAGAGCTTGCGTGAATGAACAGAAAAGAAAATTGCCTTCAAGCAATCGAGAATTGAGCATAAGAACTATTGGAAATATTTTTGAAAGGCTTGGATTCTCATATAAGCAGTTAATGTATTATGTCAGAAAGTGGTCTGACAGGGGGTTTTATGATTACGGAGTAACACTTGACTTGGGATGGTTTGAATTTGACAAACTGACCGGAGAATATAAGCGGATTTATGATTCTATGACAAGTACGGACGGATGGGAAGATGGGGATTTAGCAAATTATATTGTTAGTAATTCTTTTAATCGAAAGAGAATAACACCACTTGATATTCTGTATATGTACGGATTGATTTGAAAGTTGGTGGAAAATTGAAAGAAACAATTTTATATATTTCAAAATCAGAACAGGATATACAAAGTTTTCTGAAATATCTTCAATCAAAGCTAAAAGCGGAGCAAAAGGGATGCACCCTAGATGAAAAATACGATATTTTAAAAGTACCAAAATATTATGATATTGTCGGAAAGAGCGTTCACGGCACCATGCTTGGTGCAGGCTATGGATATTGCAAATATTATTGTTTTTCAGAAGCGTATGATAGAAATAAATACAGCAATGCAGAAAATGAAAAACTTAAAGATATTCTTATGCACACAAGAGAGGGTGCGGAGAGAATATCGGGACTTGATATTTTGTGTATGCTAGGGTTGGTTTAAAAGGCGGTGGAAGAATGAAACATCAAAAAGAATGGTGCACTTGCGATAGGTGCGGAAAAGAGATAATACGCTACGATGAAAAATGTGCATATATCAAAACAAGAGAGGTAAAACCTCTTTACGAAAAAAGCATATGCACAGCCGAAGATTTAGCAAGGGAAGTGTTTCCAATGGCTATATGGAGAGATAATATCCAATACGATTTATGCCCTAAGTGCAGGAAAGAGTTCAAGAGGTTTATGAAAAATGGAGCATGAAAGAAAATGGTGCACTTGCGATAGGTGCGGTGCAGAAATTAAAAAAGGAATACTGTGTGGAAATTCGGTTACAAAGAACGGCATTTTTAATACCACATACGACTTGTGCTATAAATGCATGGAAGAATTTGAAAGATTTATGGAAAATGAAAAATAATAAATTGTAAAGGAGAAAATAAATTATGAATTTTGGACAGGCAATTGAAGCATTAAAAAACAGCAAAAAAGTAGCAAGAAAAGGTTGGAATGGCAAGGGAATGTTTGTGTATTACGTTCCGGCCGGCAATTTTAAGTCTTATACAGAAATTGGGAAATCCATTGCAGATAAAGACGATTTAGTACATTACAATCCGTATTTTGCTATCAAAAATGTTAATAGCACTGTTTCTACATGGGTTCCGTCAATTAATGATTGTTTAGCAGAAGATTGGTATGTAGTTGAGTAACATATGGGAGCGTGTTTGAACTATGAGCATGGCAGAAGTAATTAAATCAATAGAGCGTGAAGCGTTTAGAGAAGCACAATCGCAGGAAATAGGCGGTAGAAATGACAAACCGATAGAAACAGCTTTTGGAGTAGATATTTCGCAAAAAGCTGTTGAACAATATGCAGAGACGCACTTGGGACGAAAACCGCGAAACTATCAAGAATTTAGTTCGGCAAGAAATGCAAAAATAATAGAAGAGTCAAAAGAACTATAAAAGAGTGCGGAAAAGGAGCGAGATTATGGAATGTCAAAACACAATGCTTTGCGGCGATATATCCGGTGGTTATTTAACAAAGACACCATGTATAAGCAAAGATGATTCAATTCCGAAATGGCTTAGAAAAAATGTCGAGAGAGCAATAATTGATGGGATTGTGGAGGACGGCAAAGATGAATAAACCTAGATTTCTTTTTGGAGATATTGTTGTAGTAAACAAGTCGGACATAGGAGTTATCTGCAAAACGTGGGAAAAATCAAACGGAAAATACGAATACGAAGTTTATGTAAGACTTGCAAACAGTATAATTACATTCGCGGAAGAAGATATTGACAGGTACAGAGTGAGACATAAATATCTTAGCGAAGAGGAAATGGAATGGCAGTGGAATTAAATTGCTGATTATCGGCAGAAAGGGGAACATATTATGGCTGATTTGAAAATATTTACAGAAAATATAGAACATGAAGCATTAAATCAGATATATACGCTTATAAAACAGCCGGCATTTTCGGATTGCAAGATAAGAATTATGCCAGATGTTCATGCAGGAGCAGGGTGTGTTATCGGGTTTACTGCTGATTTAGGGGAAAAAGTAATACCGAATATTGTTGGAGTTGACATAGGCTGTGGGATGCTTACTACAAACTTGGGGAATATTGATATTGATTTTGAGAGATTAGATAACATCATTAGAGAATATGTTCCAAGTGGTAGAAGGGTTCATGAAGAAGAAAACTCATCTGTCGCAAGCGATATTATTGAAAAATTGTATTGCAAGGAACAGTTGAAAAATATAGATTGGCTGAAAAGGAGTTGCGGCACGTTGGGAGGCGGCAATCATTTTATCGAAGTTGATAGCGATAGCAAGAATAATAAATATCTTGTTATTCATTCGGGAAGTAGAAATGCCGGAAAGCAAGTTGCAGAAATATATCAGCAAATGGCGATTGATGATATATCGGGAAAATCGAATTTCAAACAAGATAGTGAGAAATTGATTGCTGAATACAAAAAATGTAAGAGAGAAAGAGAAATCAGCAAGGCTATCAAAGAATTAAAGCAGTCCTACGAAAAAAATACAACTAAAATCCCTAGAGAGTTATCATATCTTGTTGGAAAACATAGAGAAATGTATTTACACGATATGAAATTATGCCAAGAGTTTGCGAAAATTAACAGAAGAGTCATTCAGAGCATTATTTGCTACTATATGGGTTGGGAAGTTACAAAAGAAACGGAGCGATTTCAAACAATTCACAACTACATTGAACACGATACAAATATTGTTCGTAAAGGCGCTATTTCTGCAAAAGCGGGGGAAAAAGTACTAATACCAATAAACATGCGTGACGGTTGCATTTTGGGAATTGGCAAGGGAAATGAAGATTGGAATTATTCAGCACCGCATGGAGCGGGACGAACTATGAGTAGGTCAAAGGCAAAAGAAAGCATTTTACTAGAAGAGTATCAAAAAGCAATGGACGGAATATTTACAACATCTGTAAATACATCTACGATTGATGAAAGCCCTATGGCATATAAAACAATGGATGAAATAATTGGAAATATAAAAGATACTGTTGAAATAGTTGACATTATAAAACCGATTTACAATTTCAAAGCAAACGAATAAAAACATTACCGACTAACAAGTGGAAAGGAAATAAATATGAAAAAATTATTTGTGAGTGTGCCTATGAAAGGCAGAACAGAGGAAGAAATCAAAGCAAGTATTCAGAAGATGAAGAAGATTGCTGAAATATACGAGGGTGAGGAATTAGAGCTTATCGACAGCTATATTGAGGATAACCCACCGAAAGACAGCAACGAAGGTGTATGGTATTTAGGTGAAAGCCTTAAGAAGCTGGCACAGGCCGATGTATTTATCGGAATTGATGAAGCATATGATTGGAATGGCTGCTATATTGAAAGAGATACAGCGCAAAGATATGGTATTAAAGTGCATATAGTCCAAGTAAGGGGTGTAATTGATAATTACAATGCACTTTTACAGAAATTACATCCGGTTTGCAACGACCCAGTGCTAACATTTTAATAAAAATTTACCGGCTACAGATTGATTGTAGTCGCTACCCTAAAACAATTATAGGCAGAGGTCTATAAGCACCTTTGCTTTTTAAAAGTGGAGGTGCTTTTCTTATGGCTAGTCAGAGCCTTATTTCCACAGTAAACGGATATGAAAACTACATAAAGGATAAAGGAAAAGACGAGCAAGTAATTAATGCCTATGTAGACGCTTGCAGTGTAGCCATAAATGGCGAGAAAGATATTGAGTATGGACTACAGCTCACTAAGAGAGCAAAAGAGCTTATAGAGGGCTTCTGCACGGCTAAAACAGGTGGTACGATTTGGGATTTGGAAAAATACGCATTCGACCACAAGACTACATATGAGCTGATAAACAAAAAATATGAGGTTTTGCTACTTGAAGCTCAAAACAAAATAGTTGACAGCTATTTTCAGTACATAGAGAAAAAGCGTGAGCCTAAAGACCGATTTTATATGCCGCGTAGGAAACAACTAATCAAAATCGGACTTGTGGACGCATTACAAGGCATGATTGATGATAAATACGACATATTGTGCGTGAGCCTAGTGCCAGGAGCTGGAAAGAGTACGATTGAGAAATTTTTTCATTCGGCAGTTGCCGGTTGGTTTCCAAAAGACTACAGCCTATTTTATTCACACAGTGGTGACATTACACGAATGTACTACGATGGAGTATACGACATTGTTACTAATGATGATGATTATGCATGGCATGACATTTTCCCTAATCTATCAGTTACAAGCACGAATGCCAAAATGGAGCAATTCAATATTGGCAAATACAAACCTTTTCCGTCAGTACAATGCACTTCTGTTGGAAGCAAGAATGCCGGAAAAGTCCGTGCAAGTAAATTTTTGCTAGTTGATGATATGATAGGCGGAATTGAGGAAGCTTTAAATCCCACAACACTTGATAAGTTGTGGGATAAATACGCAGTAGACGCGAGACAGCGTAAAACGCAAGATACGGACGGAAAGCCATGCAAAGAGATACATATTGCCACTCGTTGGAGCGTACATGATGTTATTGGACGCATTCAAAACATGTATGTCGGAAATCCGAGAGTCAAAACAATATCGGTTCCTGATGTGGACCCGACAACAGGGGAAAGCAATTTTGATTATGAGTATGGCGGTTTTACTAAAGAATTTTTTGCCGACCAACAATTACTCATGGACGAAATCTCTTACAGATGTTTGTATAAACAGGAACCTATCGAGCGTGAGGGTTTATTGTTTCCCGATGATAAAATCCGCAGATACTTCAATCTTCCACATGGCGAACCGGAAATCATCACAGCTCAATGCGATACAAAAGGAAAAGGCACAGACTATTTTGTTATGCCGATACTGCAAAAATATGGCGAGGATTATTATTGCGTTGATTGTGTGTGTGATAATACGGCAGACTATGAAATGCAGTATGAAAATGCGTCAAACACATTAGTCAATAATCAGGTACAGGAGTGTGAGTTTGAGCGCAATGCCGGCGGTGACAGAGTGGCTATGGAAGTTAATAAGCGAGTTGAAAATAAAGGGTGGATATGCAACATCACTGATGTACCGACAGAGACAAATAAGGAAGCACGTATTTTTCAGTGCTCTAACTGGATTTTACAACATATTATTTTCAAAGACCAATCACTTTATAAGCCCAATGAGCCTTATGGAGTAATGGTATCACTGCTGAAACGATATTCAGTAACAGGCAAAAAACAGCTTGATGATGTTCCTGATGTTTTTTCGAACTTTGCCTTAAGAATGACACAAGGCAGTAGAATAGCAAAGGTTGAAGCAGTACACAATCCGTTCAGAGGAGGGCTTTATTAATGACAAAGGAAGTTTTATCACAGTATTCAGATTTGCAAGAGGAAATCAAAGAGGTCAGAAAGAAAATTGCTAAATTGCAAGACGACCTTGAAAAGATAGAAAGCGGAGAAAGCGTGATTGATACTGTGTCGGGCGGTATGGGCGGCACACAGCACTTCAAAATCGAGGGTGTACCTTATCCTGAATACGGACGCAAGCGTACACTACTTTATTCAAGAATGACTACGTTACAGCTTTTACAAGATGATTTGCTTGAAAAGACAAACGATGTAGAGGAATTTATAGCAAGCCTTGATGATAGCAGAATGAGAAGAATAATTAATTTTAGATTTTTGGAAAATAAATCATGGCTACAGACAGCATATGCGCTTGGCGGTAAAGCCACGGCAGATAGCGTAAGAATGGAGTTTGAAAGATTTTTTAAGAAAATGTAAGTTTGTTCGTTCGGTTCGCTTAGAATGTGATAATGTGTAAGATGAAAAAAATGTAATTCGTTCATTGCGAAAATCTCTTTTAGAAATGGCACTCACAGATTGTGGGTGCTATTTTTAGTGAAACGAGGACAACATGAATAATCAGAATATTGTACCAACAGGAAAACGAAGTGTAATGTGCCCTCGTTGCGGAAAGCTATTAACGTGGGTGAATAAAAGCGACAAGAAACACCACAAAGTGATGTGTACGCACTGCCGTAAATGGATATGGTTTTGGGATGGCACACAAGAATTCCAGATAAAAGAGGTTCCACAGAGAACTTCTGCAAGTGGCATGAGGTTTTATTGATGTATAGATATGCTCATAAAAATGTAAGACCTTTTTCAGCCGTCTGCCAAAATAATTACGGCAGACAAGTTATTTTTACACGTAAAAGGCAAATCACAAAAAACAACATAATCGAAGAACTGAATAAAGCACTTGTGATTCACGAACAAAACGCTATTGAGATTGAGTATCTTGACAGATACTATCGTGGCGACCAACCGATTTTGTATCGACAGAAAGTGAACCGCCCGGAAATCAATAACAAGATTGCTGTAAATCTTGCGTATGAGCTTGTTGAACGCAAAACCGCAGAGATGTGTGCAGAACCAATCCAATATGTGCTACGTGGCACCGATAACCATAAGTCGGAAGAAATCACACAGCTTAACATTACAATGGATTCAGAGAGCAAACAAGAGTGCGACATAGACATACATCGTTGGAGAAGCATATGTGGTACCGGCTACAGATTCATCGGCAATGATGACGGACAAGGACAGTTGCTTGATGAAAGCGATTTTTACTTATCGTCTGAAAATCCAATGTATACGTTTGTAGCATACTACTCAAACGGACGTCCGGCATTCTCTTGCCAAATCGGAGAGGACGAGAACGGAGCAAATATTTATTATGTGTTCACCGATAATGAGTGGTTTGATATTCGCAACGACAAGATTTATGCAAGCGGGACAAACGGCAACAGAGCAATTCCGGTGATTGAATATCCAAACAATGCAAGACGATTATCTGATATTGAAATGACTATTGCAATTACAGACGCTATCAACGTGCTTACATCGGACAGAATTAATGGAGTTGAGCAGTTTGTGTCTGCATGGGTGAAATTTGTTAATTGCGAGATTGATATAGATACATTCAGAAAAATGCGACAAGAGGGAGCATTGGTAGTTAAATCTAACAATGGTTCTGATAATAAAGCTGATGTTGATGTAATGACGAGCGAACTTAATCAGACAGAGGGGCAAGTGGTATTCACTGACCTTTTTGAAAGATTTTTAAGTATTCAAGGCCTTGCAAATCGTCAGGGCAACACAGGCGGTGACACCGGTTCTGCCGTAGAATTGAGAAACGGACATTACGATGCCGGACTTAGGACGGCTATTAATGAGCCTATCCTCAAGAAATCAGAAAGAATGGCACTTAGGCTTATTCTTAACAGGCTGAGAATTAATAAGGGCTTTACGCTTATGCCTAGTGATGTTGAAATACACATTAATCATAATAAGCTAGATAACATGCTTGTTAAGGCAGAGGTGCTTGAAATATTACTTAGGTGCGGCATCAATTACAAGAGGGCTGTTAAGACAATTGACATGTTTAGCGACCCTGAGCAAGTTACTCTTGAAAGTGCTAAGCGCATGGAAATGTTATTCCCGGAAGAACAGCCGACAACAGCTACACCTAACAATAATAACGATGATAAGAACAATGGAAAGACAGCCGATGAATAATTGGCTGTCAATTTATTTTGGAGCTTGATATGGCAGACGAAATCCACGCACTTAACAAAAATGAAATACAAGACATAGATTATGACACATATTTTGGTGAGATGGATTTATCTGACGAGGAAAAGGAAGATAGAAAAAAACTTGCTGAAAAGTTTGAAAAAATCTTTGTTATGCTATTTACCTTGTTATCCGGCAAGGAAGAAACCGAAATAACAACTATCACTAAAGAATTTATCATCAGATATGAGAGCATTGCCACACAGTACTGTAAAGCAAAGAAAACCCCCTCATATATTACGGATTATGCCCGGTACATTGTGAATGAGGTAGTTGACGCTACCGAACAAAATGTTAAAGTAGAGTATTTTACTTCACAGAAGCGAGCAAAAAATGTAGCTGCGAATGAAGCTAATGCAGTCGGCAATTACAGATTGCAAACTGAAATGGTGAAACAGGGCTACAAAACAAAAGAATGGCGCTCAAAAGAAGATTCACATGTCAGACCCGCACATGCGAATGTTGACAAAAAGAGAATTAATATTTTTGAGCCGTTTGAAGTTGGAAATTCGTTGATGATGTTTCCAAAAGACCATTCGCTAGGCGCAGAGGTAAAAGAAATAGCAGGGTGTAGATGCAGTCTTAAATATTACAAATAATGAGCAACTTGTAAGGAAACTTATAGGTTGCTTTTTATTATACAAAAAATTTGCAGTTGTGCGTTAAACAACAGAAAAACTCGGCGGGAGCGACCCGCGATAACAAAAGCGTGAGTTACGGAGGTAATTGAAATGACAAGAAATGATGTTTTGAAGCTTTTTCCGGACGCAACGGATGAGCAGATAACAAATCTGCTTAACAAGAGCGGTGAGGAAATGGCAAGAGAGAAAGAGAAAACCAATCAGTACAAGGCTAAAGCTGACAAAGCTGACGAGCTACAGACACAGCTTGATGAGCTACAGAATGGCAACATGACGGAGCTTGAAAAGGCAAATAAAGCCTTAGAGACAGCCAATCAGCAGATTGCCAAGCTACAGAAAGATAATGCTGTCAGAGATTTACGAGAGAGTGCAATGTCTGATTTTGGAATTACTGCAGAACAGGCAAAGACAGTAGTAAAAGAGGATGGCTCTTTTGACACAACATCACTTGGCAAGATTATTTCCGACATGAAAGCCAATGCGATAGCAGAGTATGAGAAAAACGCACTCAAAGGTACTCCCAATCCAAACAATGGCGGTAAAAAAGATGAACCCGACTCAAAGCCAGCAGATGTAGCCAATGCAGAACAAATCTCATTCGGCACAGTTGCAAGTGCTGAAAGTCAAAACAGCTATGTAATTTAAAACAGGAGGTAGAACGATGGGAAAGCCAATCGTAAGAGATTTTACACAGGGTAAAGGAATTTTAAAATTTTTCCCTTATGAGGGTGCAGCGTGCCTTGTACCACAGACTATGGTAACAAGCGCAGACACAAACGGAATGAAGATTGTACCGGCCGGTACACCATTCCCAAGCAACGATGCAGAGTGCAAGGGTTATCTGTTACACGATGTAGATGTAACGATGGGTGACGCACCTGGAACATATGTATATCAGGGAACTATTGATTGGGAGAAAGTTAAGTCACTTTCAATCGCAGATGAAGCTAGAACTGCAACACCTAGAGTTACTTTCTATGGCGCACCAAAGATTGTAGCAAGTCAGGTTTAAAAGGAGGTAGAAGAACATGGCATTACCATTAGCAGAAGCATTTACAGCGAGAAGCCTCGGTGTAATGTGGGATAACTACAAAAAGACATTAGGAACTGCCCCTTATCTTGGCAGACAGAAATTCGGAACACGTAAACAAGACTCGCTCGACCTTAGATTCATCAAGGGCAAGAACGGACTGCCGGTATCGCTCAAAGCTTCAAACTTTGATGCACAGGCAGAGTTAAGAGATGTTGGAGGTTTCTCTGACATTCAGAACTCAATGCCATTTTATCGTGAGGGATATATGGTAACAGAGAAAGAGGAACAGGAGTACGACAATTACAGAACTTCTGAAAACTCTAGCCTTGCCAATAACGTATTACGTGAAATTTCAAAGAAACCAATGATGTTAATTGAGGGCGCATTAGTTGTACCGGAGAGACAGGTTTGGCAGTTACTTGCACCTACAGATGGTGTACCAAAGGTAAAGGTTGTGCTTGGCGATAAGAACTATGTCGTTGATTACACAGCCGACAATGGCGCAGAGCATAAAGAAAAGCACTTTAAGTCGATTACCGGCACAAGTGCATGGGATAAGCCTACCACATGTGCACCACTCGATGACCTTATTACAGCTCGTAGAGACTTTGCAAAGGCTACAGGATATTCTCTTACACGTTTCACCATGAATACAGAGACTTGGGAAATGGTGCTTAAGGCAGAGGATACAAAGAAACAGGTACTCGGTATTACTGCTTACAATGGCGGTATCAGATTACAGCAAGGACAGGTTACTGAATACCTTAGAGGATATGGTATCGAGATTGAAGTATACGACAAGCTCTATGTTGACGAGGCAGGACAGACACAGTACTTTGTGCCAACAGGCATTGTATCTGCACAGTCTGCCGGAGTATTCCTTGGCGATTACACATTCGGTAAGACACCAGAGGAAAGAAGCGGAAGTATCACAGACGGAAACCTCTCACTTGTTGAGACTGGTGTATCTGTATACACATATGCTACAAATCATCCTATCAATACTCACTGTATCGTATCTATGATTGGATTACCTACATTTGAGGGTATGGATAGCGTTATGGTTCTCAAAGTTAAGGAGGATTAAGGCTTATGATAGCAACGCACTCTATAAAGCATGATGGAGTGTGGTATAAAGTCGGAGACGAGGTACCGGAAAGCAATAGCAATTCGGTACCTTCTGATTTTATGAACCCACCTGAAACACCATACACAAAGACGGAAATTAACAGAATGTCAACAGCCGGCTTAAAGAAGCTTGCGAGCGAAAATGGTATTGAAAATGCCACAGAAATAAATGGCGGTGACTTGAAGAAAATGTTAATTGAAAAGTTTGGATTATAAGGAGCTTGGCATGGAATACACCACATTAGAGCAAGTCAAAATCAGACTTAAACAATTTCATATTGATACAGTCACGAATGATGATGAAACAACATCTGATGTGGTTGTATTCGATAAAAAGGAAGATAACCCACTCATTGAACAGCTCATTAAGCAAGCCACGGAAGATGTAAAGGCAAAAAGGTGTTATCCAGACACTTTCACTGATGATGATATAACTGCCGATTTAAAGCAGTTTGAAAATGTTATTATCAATCTTGCTGTCTACGACCATTCACAAGCCGGTGAGAACTACATGAGCGCATTGAGTGAGGGCGGAGTGAGCCGTACATGGAAAGATAGAGATAAACTGTTTGTCGGAGTTTTCCCTTTTGTCAAAGTGCTATAAGCAAAAGAAGATTGTGCGTTACCAATATGGTAGCAGGCGGTACACATTAAGTGGTGGTGGGCGGTGTGCCAATTACTAAAGACGAAAGGCTGTAAGATGAATAATTTAATCTATCAGACATACATTATTGCCTTGCCAATCGTTCTGACAGCACTTTTGGGTTATATTGTTTGGCTTTTACAAGAGCAGAAAAAGCAAAAAGCGATAGACACAAAAGAAAGAAACGAGCGCATTGAAGAGGAAAAGAAGCTACGACAAGCGAACGGAAAAGGTACAATGTTACTTTTACGAGTACAGCTTATCGAATACCATGATAAGTACATGAAGCTTGGCGAAATTCCCTCATATGCGTATCAGAATTTTTGCGAGATGTATGACGCATACCACGCACTTGGTGGTAATGGCATGGTAACAAAAATGAAAAATGAGATTGAGGAAATCCATTTAGGTAAAGGAGGAAAAAACTGATGGACTTTACACAAGTACCTACAGTAGTTGCCATTATGGTAATTACTTATTTAATCGGATATGCTTCAAAGCAGATACCACAGGTCAAAGATAATATTATTCCTATTATCGTAGGTGTGGCCGGTGGAGTACTCGGCATTGTTGGAATGTTTGTAATTCCCGGTTATCCGGCAAACAACATTCTTGATGCAATAGCGGTTGGCATTGTGTCGGGCATGGCAAGTACCGGTGTTAATCAGATTTACAAGCAGATAAAGAAAAATGCTTGACATTAATAAACAAGCCATGAAATACGCGCTTCAAGGTCAAACTGTCACAGTCTATGACAAAGACGAGGACGGAAATCTAAAGTTTTACGAAACAGAGGACGGAGAGAAGATATATTACACCCATGAAGAAACAGGCTTTTCAGAGCCGGTCGATTTTCGGGCGAATATATCGTTTGACGGAGGAGAAGCGCAAAACAAGGAATATGGCTTTAATACGGCTGACTTTGATGCTGTTTTGCTGACAGACAGAGGAGAATACCCTTTTAAAAAGGGCGATGTTATTTGGCTCGATAGCGAGCCTACAAAGGATGCCAACGGATTAGTTGATTCAACTTCCGCAGACTTTACAATAGTAGGAGTGAAGCCCTCTCTTTACTCAGTTAAATACATGCTCAAAGCAGTTGTGAAAGAAGTGTAATTATGAAAATTGACGTTTCTCTGACAGAAAAATCTATACAAGATGCGATAGACAAGCTTGAAAGATACAAAGACCGCTTACAGGACAAGTGCATAGCGTTTGTTGGAGAGCTTGCTAGTAATGGTATAGCCGTAGCACAAGCAAATACAGGCAATTTTGGACACTATATTACATTTAGTTACGAAATTAAAGACACAACAGACGGCTGTACAGCTATTATTCTTGCAACAGAAACAGGGCAGATACAAAGTACATGGCAGACGGCAGATGGACTTAAGACAGTCGATGTATCGCCTTTGCTTATGGCTGAATACGGCTCGGGCTGGAGAGCTAAGCCACACTTCAATGATGCAAGAGGCGGTCAAGGGACTTTCCCAGGGCAGACACACGCATTTGACAGCGAGGGTTGGTATTGGAGAGACGAAAGCGGAGAATTACATCATTCATACGGCATTACACCTACAATGCCTATGTATCACGCATTTTTAAAAATGGAAAATGACATTATGAGAACGGCACGGAAAATTTTTAGTTGAGGTGATAAAGTGGCAAGTCAAAATCAATGGGTTTATGACCTTGAAAATCTCACATATGCGATTTTAAAAACCCGATGCGAGAAGAAATTGAAAACTAAATATCCCAAGCTAAAATTCACGCAAGAGGAACAGTCGGACAGTGCGGCGGCTAGTTTCCCAACAGTGCTAGTTCAAGCACTCGAACCTATTGAACAGAATGAGGATTTAGAGTGCGAAAGAATAAATACAGTGTTATTTACAGCACAAGTAATTGTTACAACAAATAAAAGCCGTTCAGAGGCCTTGAATGTGGCGCAGACAGTGGCTAATGAATACAAAGCTATGTCATTCAAGCTGACAACGATTCCATTCGCTAGAAAAAACGGCAAAATATGGACAGCAACATTACGTGCTAGGCGGTCATTCGATTGGAATGATAGATTATAAGAGCCTTTCGGCTCTTATTTTTTTATGAAAAATTAGGAGGTAATACAAATGGCAACAGGTTTAAAAAGTAGAATTGCTTACAAGACACCAACCGTATCCGCCACAAGTGGCGATTATTGGGCTGGAACTTACAAGCTCTTAATCAGAGCTAAAACAATTCCCTCACCATTCGGCTCACAGAACATGGTAGATACTTCAACTCTTGAAGATTTAGTAGAGACACAGGAAATGGGTAGACGTTCAGCCGGCTCTATGGAAGTTGAGGGAGCTTTTGAGAAAAAGTACAAGGATGAGATGGTAACTAACGAGGGTAAGAAGCTCGACTTTATTATCCTCTACGGCACAGACGGAAAAGGTTCAGAGGGTATCTGTGCTTTTATTGGACAGGAGTCATTCGCCCCAGGCGAGGCTTCCGATGACCACTTAACAGGAACTGCGACTGTATCAGTTCAGACAGTACCTAAGTGGATTGAGGATAACTACGATGTTGCGGTAACAGAGGATGACCAAGGTTATCCAACATCAATCACACTCACAAAAAAAGGGTGAGCCAATCGGGAAAAGCCGTAGCGGTTGGCTATGATGATAGCACGGCTGACAGCGAACTTGAAGAAACAATATAGCAAGGTAATTGAGGCAGTGTTAAAACTGCCTCTTTCCCTATATAAATTAGGGAGAAAGGGAAAGATAAAATGAAAATTAAATTAAGTGGAAAAGAGTATACAGTTAAATTCGGATATGCACCGGTAGTTAAGAATAAAATTATCCCAAGGCTCGTAGGAATGGAGCAACAGGGTGAGGGACTTGAAGTCATTGACAACATGCTTGAATTTTTACCGGAGTTTTTGCTCGTAGGTTTACAAAAATTCCACGCTGACGAATTTGGCTTTGATTTTGACAATAAAGAAGCAAAAGAGAAACAGCTTGTAAAGGTATACGATTTACTTGACGATTACCTTGACCCGGAGAATGAAGAGGGCGGAGATTTACAATCACTCTATAATGACTTGTCTGCGGAAATGGAGAAAAACAGTTTTTTATCCAAGATGTTGGCGAAAGAGGTACAGACAGCCAAGAAGAAACCAATCAAGAAGTAAAAGAGCTTACATGGGAAGTATATTGCAACGAAATCCGCCCATATTGGCTTTTGGTAACTAAAGGCTATGGATTTAGCGTTGAGGACATAGACATGTCTTGTCCGGCTGATTTAGAGCCTTATTCAAAGGCTTATATGCTTGCACAAAAAGAAACCGACTCCAACATGTGGGCTTGGTGGGGCACATACGGATTAAGCGCAACTCTTACAGCGATTGACAGAGCTTTGAATGGCAACAAAGCAAGAGCAAAATACATTGAAAAATCGTTAAATGAGCAATACTCAAAAGATAACGAGCCTAAATACAAGGAGTCTAATGAGGAAATTGCCGTTTATGAAATGAAGCAACGAATTAACGCATTAAGGCAGTCGGGACTACCTGAAAGTCCTGATTAATGAGGTGAAAATATGGCATATAAAGGAATTGACGTATCGTCATATCAAGGAAATATTGATTGGAGCAAGGTTAAGTGGGCCGGAGTGCAATTTGCAATCCTTAAAATAATCCGCAGAGACCTTAATCCGGATAAAACCTTTGAAGCGAATTGGAAAGGCTGTACTGATGTAGGAATGCCAATACAAGGTGTTTACAACTACTCATACGCTACAACAGTAGATAAGGCAAAGACGGATGCACAGAAAGTGATTGAGGTACTTGCCGGAAGAAAGACATTTGTATGGCTTGATGTAGAGGACAGATGCCAGCAAGGACTCGGACAGACGCTTATTGATATTATCAACACATATCAGAGTGTTATCAAGAGCGCCGGGCTTAACTTTGGTGTATACACAGGGCTTAGCTTTTACAATCAGTATATTGCGCCATACGCAAATCAGATTAATTGTCCGTTTTGGATTGCACGTTATCCGTCAACTAAGGGAATGTCTATTGGTGATGAGCCTAACAGTGCCAAGAAGCCTGTTATACAACATTCTCTGTATGGTTGGCAGTATTCGAGCGCATTTACTTGTAGCGGTCTGAATAACAGCACTGACGCTAACTTACTCTATATTGAGCTTGGTAAGGGCGATGGAATAGAGAATAATCCGGCACCAATAGCAACTCCGACACCAATAGCAACTCCGGTAAAGAATAACGCTTGGAAAGGCAATGAGGAGTATTACCTCGATAATGATGATGTAAGAAAATGGCAACATGCTATGAACATCGGATTTGACACAGACGAACTTAAGGAAGATGGCAGATTTGGAGTTAATTCACAGAGATTTGCTAAAAATCACAATTTGTGGAGCGGTCAGAGACATAACTGCCCGACAGCCATTAAGTGGCTGAGAAAAACTCTGCATGACAAGTACCATTTTTACAAACTTGATACTGATTACAAGGAGTGGAGTGATTATCTCACTAAATGTGTCAAAGTATTTCAGAAGAATAGGGGGCTTAAGCAAGATGGCTATGTTGGGTTGATTACAACATACTATCTGCTCAAAGACTAAATACATGAGAGCTACTTTAGGGCGGCTCTCTTTTTTATTACATACAGGGAGGTGAGAAAATGGCAGAGAGCATTGAGCTTCAAATCAAGTCGGACGCGCAACAAGCGACTAGAGCCATAGGCAATTTACAAGATAAGTTGCGAGGCCTTGGAGACACTCTCAATTCCCTCAATGGTGCAAGCATAAGCAATTTTGCGAGTGGAATGTCGCAACTTGCAACATCACTTAGAAGCGTGAGCAGTATTGACACACGTACCTTTAGCAAGATTGCGACTAACATGGAAAAACTCGGCAACCTTGATACTGCAAGACTTGTCAGCTCGGCAAGTGCCTTAAAGAGCATGGCAACAGAATTGTCGGGCTTTGCGAATATCTCAAAGCAATCAGCAGAGATTACACAGCTAACAGCTTCAATCTCAAAGCTAGGTTCAAAATCAGCCGGTTATGCTGCGGATAACATCAGAAACCTTGGCGGTGCCTTGAAAGAGGTAATGACAACATTATCTAACGCACCGAGAGTCAGCAACAACATTATTCAAATGACTAATGCACTTGCTAATCTGTCACAGCAAGGCTCAAAAGTCGGCTCGGCTAGTAGGTCACTTGTAACAGGCTTTTCAAACACAACTAAGTCAATTAAGCGTACAAGGAGCGGATTTAGTGGCTTGGCTTCAACTATCGGTAAGTTTTACGCAACTTATTGGTTGGTTATGCGAGCTGTCGGAAAGCTAGGCAGTGCAGTTGATTTAGCGAGCCAATTAACCGAGGTTCAAAACGTAGTAGATACCACGTTTGGCGATATGGCAAGTAAGGTTGATGATTTTACAAAAACATCAATTCAAGACTTCGGAATGTCGGAGCTGACAGTTAAGCAAATTGCAAGCCGTTTCCAAGCGTTAGGTACTTCTATAGGCATTTCATCAGAGCAAGTGGCAAATGGTACGGCAGTGACGAATAAAGCTCTTATGAGCCAAAATAACACACTATACAAGACTACAGACAGTATGGCTGATATGTCGCTTAATCTTACAAGATTAGCTGGTGATATGGCTTCGTTCTACGATGTAGACCAAGCCGATGTTGCAAGGAGTTTACAATCCATTTTTTCAGGAACAATCGCACCATTAAGGAGATACGGACTTGATTTAACACAAGCCACACTTTCAGAGTGGGCTATGAAAAACGGACTTGATTCAAATATCAAATCCATGACGCAAGCTGAAAAGGTATTGCTAAGATATAATTATGTCATAGCAAACAGCAAAGCTGCGATGGGTGATTTCGCCAAAACTTCCGATAAACGAAACTTTAGTTTCATGTGTCGCGCAGCATAGTAATATGCTGATGAAAAATCGAGCAAAATCGGTGAATGCTAAGTTGACTTATATTTTTAATATGATATAATAAGTACATAGAAAGGCGATTTTATGAATACTTATTATATCTACGAAGCAAAAAATCTTTTAAATGGAAAATTATATATTGGATGTACAAATAACATAGGTCAAAGAATAAGACAACATATTTTGACAGCAAGTAAGTGCGATAATGAATTTCATAAAGCGCTTAATAACGATGGCATTACAAACTTTTCTTGGAGAATCCTTGAAACGTGCTTAGCGAAAGAAGACGCTGTCGTTTTAGAAGCAAAGTATATTTCTATGCTTAATACAATAACTCCAAAAGGTTATAATATGGCATGGGCTAATGGAGGAATGCCAAAAACGAGACCTATTGTATGTTTGTCGTTAGATGGAAAATTTGAAAAAAAATATGAATATTTTTCTCAAGCAGTAAAAGACGGTTACGATATTGGAAGCATAAGAGAAAGCTTGAAATCAAATACAAGGACATCGTTTAATCATATATTTATGTATGAAGATGATTATATTAAAAATGGTGCCAAAAAGTATAGAAAGCCAATTTCTAAATGCGCAAAAAAAATTGTAATGTGCGACCTTGATGGGAATTTTATTGCAGAATATGAAAGTGTTACATCTGCGGCTGAGCAGACAGGATTTAGAAGGTCTAATATATCTGCAAACTTGACAGGAATGTCAAAAACTACAAATAATCATATCTTTGTTTATAAAAATAATTATCCAATAAAAGATTTATCTATTTATAAAAAATGCGGAAAAGGAATAAAGATTGTTCAGTTAGATAAAACAACAGGAGAACTTTTAAATGTTTTTGATAAGATTTCTGATGCCGGAAGGTATATAGGGAAATCCTATAAAAATATTCAAAGTATTCTTGATGACATGAGCAGAACAGCATATGGTTATAAATGGATGCGATATGAAGAATATATAAAGTCAATAAGTTAATACCGAGGTAATCAATCAGATAGCGAAAGGCTGATTGACACCGTAACGCGTAGGAAGTGAATAAATATAATCTTCCCAAGAGTGCTCGACAACCATAAGACGTAGAAATGCGTCTTATTTTTGTGGTTGAAAATGTACGCTGAACTTATAGGAAACTATAAGAAGTAGAGGATAAAAAGCCTTTACGATAACAAATTGACATGGGCGAATAGTGTAAGAGTCCTTAAGCAAGAGTTCCAAGCATGGGGCAGTATCATAGGTAGCGTAATAATCAATGCTTTAAAGCCGTTTGTTCAAGCCTTAAGTAAAGTAATGCTCAAGGTTATTAGCTTCACAAGAACTGTGGCCGATGCACTCGGAGCAATCTTTGGATGGACTATCGAAATAAGCGGTCGCGGTGCCACGGCTGACGGCATGGAGGACATAGCTGACGGAGTAGGCGACATTGGCGATAATGCTGATAGTTCCAATAAGAAAGCACAAAAACTGAAAAAAACACTGCTTAGTATAGACGAGATACACGCACTTGACGATAACAGCGATAGTGGCAGTGGTGGTGGTTCGGGCAGTGGCGGTTCCGGTGGCGGTGGAGCTGGCGGTGGTGTTGACAGTTCGCTGAAAAAGACTGATGGATTGCTCGAAAAATACAAATCATCAATCAAAGACCTTTACTCACTCGGAAAGTACATCGGTGACGCTCTTGCAAGCGCTATGGAGAGCATTGATTGGAAGAAGATTTATCAGAAAGCTGATAATTTCGGAAAAGGACTTGCAGACTTCCTTAATGGTTTAATCAGCCCAAGGCTCTTTTATGATTTGGGCGCAACAATAGCCGGTTCGCTGAACACAGCTTTGCATTTTCTCAATTCATTCGGTACAACATTCGATTGGACTAATTTTGGCCTGTCGATTGCTAACGGCATTAATGGATTTTTTGAAAATTTTGATTTTGCGTTACTAGCAAAAACTATCAATGCGTGGGTACAAGGAATATACACCATGCTAACCACGGCAATTAAAAATGTGTCGTGGAAAGACGTACTAAAAGGAATTACGGACTTTTTAAGCAATTTGGACATCAAAACTGTTGAGATAATAGTTGGCACATTGCTGATAAAAAAGATAATTTCGCTAAAATTAGGTTCAGTGGCACTCACTTTTATTGGAAAATCATTATCAAAAGCAATAGCACAGGCAATAGCTTCAAAAATTGGATTTGAGCTTGTAGAAGGAGCTGGCATTGGAACGGCAATAATGCAAGCATTTAAAACGATTTTCGCCTCATTGTCAACTAATCTTGGATTGCTCATAGAGGGATTATTTAGTGGCTTAAGCTTGGGTGATGCAATAACAGCCGCATTCGGAACAGGGGCAGTAGACCTATTAGCAACAATTGGTTCTGCTTTTTCGGCAATAGCCGGAACAATTTTATCTATTGTAAATTTTGTCAAAATGCTAAAAGACGGATTTAGCTGGGTGAATGAGCTTTTAATGGTAATAGGTGTTGCATTAGCCACAATCGGAGCAATATTAGCTGGTGTGGCAGCATTGCCGGCGGTAATTGTTGGAGCAATAGTGGCAGCAGTATCAACAATCGTTGTTTTAGTAAAAGATAATTGGAACACAATTTGTGAACTATTTTCAACGGCTGGCGAATGGTTCAATGGAAATGTCATTGAGCCTGTAGTTTCGTTTTTTGAAGATATGTGGAAAACCATAAGTGGCTTTTTCGGCTCTCTATGGAAAGACATAGTAACTGTGTGGCAAGGAGCTTCGAAATGGTTTAGTTCCACAGTAATTGAGCCGATAGTTGGCTTTTTTAAAGGCTTTGCTACACGAGCACAACAGATTTTTCAAGGTGTTTGGATAATAATTCAAGCAATTTGGATAGTAGCTTCAAGCTGGTTTAATAATAATGTGATTACTCCAATTTCAAATCTGTTTAACTTTTTAAAAACGTTTATACAGACAACGATACAGACAGCAAAAGATTTTGTATTTTCAACATGGCAAGGGGTGGCAAGTTGGTTTAGCGGTACAGTAATACAACCGATTTCAAACTTTTTTAATATGTTGAAAGCTGGCATAACATCGGCACTTAGCGTAGCAAAGAACTTTGTTATATCTACGTGGCAAGGAGTAGCGAGTTGGTTTAATGGCAATGTTATTTCACCTATCACAAACTGCTTTAATATCATGAAAAACGGAATTACAAACGCGTTTAATTATGTGTGGAGTTCAATAAGAGGCGGCGTTACAGGAGCCATGAACTACGTTATTTCTAAAATAGAAAACGGCGTTAATTTTGTTGTCAGTGGAATTAACTCTTTATTAAGAGGATTTAACAAAGTTGTTTCTATGGCCGCTAAGGTGGCTGGTGCAAATTGGAACGGAGTATCGTTAGTCCCGAAAGTGCACATTCCAAGGCTCGCTAGTGGTGGAATTTTCCCAAGGGGAGAGGACGGCATGGCTTTTATTAATCACAATGAGTTAGTCGGTAAATTCTCAAATGGTAGAAATGTAGTTGCAAACAATCAACAGATTACAGAGGGAATTAAACAGGCTGTCATGGAGGGCATGGCACAAGTAATGATGAACCCTAACACTGGTGGAAATTCTGCACCTATCATCGAAAATGTGTTTAAGTGCGACAGTGAAACGCTCTATCGTATGACACAGGTAGGCAAAGCAAAGCATGGACAGCGATATATCGTAGCAAATGAATTTGGCTAAGACACTCACCCTTGCGTGGGTGTCTTTTTGTGTGAGGTGATGTACATATGGCGATGATATTAGTAGACGGAGTGGAATTACCTACTCCGTCAAGCTTTGAATGGGGCTTGATTGATGTGTCTGCAAGCGATAGTGGACGTACACAGGACGGCAAAATGCACAAGAATAGAATAGCGCAGAAACGGCAACTTAAATTGTCGTGGAATGGTACAGACAAGGCTAGGACAGCAAAGATACTTCAAATGGTGAACCCCGAATATATCAGAGTGACATATCCTGACGCTATGAGCGGAACTGATGAAACACGTACATTCTATGTGGGTGACAGAACCGCACCTATCAAGATATGGACTGTTGGCAATAAGAGGTATGAGGTATTAAGCTTTCCTCTCATAGAAGAATAA